AACAATGGGAGGGGTTGACAGTTGCTACTGCAAAGCAGTGGGCGACAGAAATGCGTGATCATCCAGACTTTAAACAGTTTGTATTAAATCCAACGCATAGAATCGTATTCATTGATTACGAAGGATTCAAACTGTTTGTACAGTGGAAATCTCGCAATCGTTATAAAACAAAAAAAGAGACACTGCCAGAAATGCTTGAAAATATTAAATTCGAAAAAAGAGTAGGAGTATAACATGAACAAACTAGAACTATTTTTATTAACAACAACAATCATCTTAGTGATCATTACTAGGCTTCAACATGAAGTCATTAAAAAACACAACTCGCCAGAGAATAAGCGAAAAATTTTTAGGGAAGTAGCTTTAGAAAACAGCAAGAAATGGGGTGCAGAACGCTATGTCTAAATGGGAATTACAAAAGCTACTGTTAGCTAATGCGACAGATTTTGAGAGTACAGTAGAAGCTCTGTTTGAGTTAAATGAATTGGGCGAAATCTCGGACGAGGAACTCTTGTTAAATTTGAGAATTAGTTACAGGAAATACTCAGAGGAAAAACTTCGTATTATTGACAAACTCATTAAACTAGGAGGCGCAGAATGATGACAACTTTTGAAAAAATTATTAAGAAAATTAATCGGATTGAGGGGGGGTTAGTTAAACCTGAAGCTGAAAGACGAGATAGCTTACCTATCCTATCTGCTCAGTTGAGTGCTATCAAGCAAGATTTAAAATTGATGCTTTGGATTGAGCTACCGACGTTAAATGGCGTAGAGAAATATGAAGCTCTTTATCAAGTAAATGATTTTAAATTCAGTGAAACTTTCTTAGAGCGTCAAGCGACGAGAAAAGCCTTTTGGAGACGATTAGCTAAGGAAACTTTTAAAGAAGACCAGGATAGGAGGAACTTTGTTAAGTTGGCTGAGAAAGAATTTAAAGGTGCAACTTTGTCATGGCAAGAATTTTTGTGGGGTAAAAAGAAATGAATATTTCAATAAAACTCATAGGTGAAACCCTAGCTGGTTTAAATGATATTTTACGCCAGGGGGGGCTCTCTTGCTCCCAAAACCAAGCCTTAGCAGACGCAGTTTTTATATTAACAACTTTAAAACAAGTAATTGAGGAGAGAAAATGAACTATTTAGAATATGCACTAGCTTATCTTGAACGTGAGTTAGAAATTATTGACAACGATGTTATCGAAGTTGAGTTGCCTAACGGAGGTTGGGAGTTTGCGCCTAATCCCTATTACGAGGAAGGTTTACACGATAGCCCATACTATCGCAGCCAGGTTGCTAAAGACATTCTTGATATTAAAGGGCTTTTGGGGAGGTGAGGTTATTGATTGCATTAAAAAAGACGGCTTAGGTAACCGTCAACAATTATACACAATTAAATTATAACACAGAAAGAGAGAAACACAATGATTGAAGTAACTTTTAAAGCAGAGAGCATGGCAGGTGTTTTCGATGCTATGCGTGAAGCTCTGGATATGCCGAAGACAGTAACCAAGGATGTTGTTGAAGAAAAACCAGCTCCTAAAAAGAAAGAAGAGTCTGTAACTTTAACATTAGCTGATATTAAGAAAATGGCTAAAGCCAAGGTTGAAGAAGGGAAGTCAAAGGACATCAAGGAGGTCTTGAGAGAGATGAACGTCGCAAAAGTTGGTGAACTTGAAGAATACCAGTTTGCGGAGTTTGTTGAGAAGTTGGAGGCTCTCTAATGCCAGTAGAAAATCACGCACTACTGTCTGCTTCTAGTGCTCACAGATGGCTTTATTGCCCTATGCTACCGAGATTAGAAGCAGACTATCCTAGCCGCGACACCGTATACACTCAAGAGGGCACAAGCGCCCATGAGCTTTCTGAAATCAAACTGATGTACAAGTCTGGTAAAATCACCAAGCGTAAATTTAACACGTTAACCAAGGCTTTTAAGGAAAACTCAGACTTCTACAACGAAGAGATGGAAGAGATGACGGAGCTTTACACAGATATTGTTATGGAGCACCTAAATACTTATGAGAACGCCGAAATTGAACTTGAAAAACGGGTTGATTTTAGCGACTGGGTGCCTGGCGGTTTTGGGACTTCGGATGTCGTTATTTTGGCGGATGGGGTCATTGAAATTATTGATCTTAAGTATGGCAAGGGTATGCCTGTGTCTGCTAATCAAAACCCGCAGATGGGACTGTACGCTCTAGGAGCATATGCTTCCTACGATATGGTTTATGACTTTGATCGCATCAAGATGACAATTATTCAACCGCGTTTAGATTCGGTTAGTTCTGTTGACATTTACGTGGAGGAGCTACTCTACTGGGCGGATAATGTCGTATTGCCTATGGCAGCTCAAGCAGATGCAGGTATTGGTGACTGGAACCTAAGTGAAAAAGTATTGCAGTGGTCTCCTGTCGCAGCTAAATTGGTGCCAAGAGCGCAAGAAAACTGGGAATTAATTGATAAATATGACTATCAGGAGCCTGTCTATTTATCTGATGAAGCCGTCGCAGAGATCCTTGACAAAGCCTCAGCTATCAAGAAGTGGGTTGAGTCAGTTGAAGCCTATGCCTTGAAAGAAGCACTCTCAGGAAAAGAAGTTCCAGGCTATAAGATTGTCGAAGGTAGAAGTAATCGAGTTATCACTGATAAAGACAAAGCAATTGATATTTTACAAGATAACGGCTTTGACGATGAGATTTTTAAACCGAAAGAGCTGTTAGCAATGGGAGCCCTTGAAAAGTTAATAGGTAAAACCACTTTTGCTGATTTATTAGCAGAAGTAATTGATAAACCACAGGGCAAACCTGTACTTGTCCCTGAAAAGGATAAGCGCCCAGCAATAAACAGTTTAGAACAAGCAATTAAAGATTTTGAATAGGAGAAAAATAATTATGACAACAACACCAAACACAACTAAAGTAGTGACCGGAAAAGTACGCCTAAGCTATGTAGCTTTACTAGAGCCTAAAGCCTTTGAAGGCCAAGAGGCTAAGTATTCAACAGTTATCTTAATTCCAAAAACAGACAAAGTCACAATCAAGAAAATTAAAGACGCGCAGAAAGCTGCTTATGAAGCTGCCAAGGACAATAAACTCAAAGGGGTTAAATGGGAGCGCGTTAAGACAACGCTTCGTGACGGTGACGAAGAAATGGATACCGAAGAGCACCCAGAGTACACTGGTCACATGTTCATGTCAGTGTCAAGTAAAACTAAACCTCAAATCATTGATAAGTATAAAAATTTTGTTGATTCCGCAGAAGAAGTCTACTCCGGCGTCTATGCCCGTGTATCACTTAATGCTTACGCTTATAACACAGCTGGCAACAAAGGTATCTCTTGCGGATTAAACAACGTCCAAATTGTTGCTAAAGGAGACTACCTTGGCGGCCGTTCGTCAGCTGATGCAGACTTTGACGAGTGGAACGAAGAAGAGGACGAAGACGATATTTTATAGCAGAGGGCCTCTTTAGAGGCTCCTCATTTTTAAAGGAGAGGTATGAGACATTTAAATATTGATATTGAAACCTATAGTTCGAATGACATCAAAAATGGGGTTTACAAGTACGCTGACGCAGAAGATTTTGAGATTTTACTTTTCGCTTACTCTATAGATGGCGGAGAAGTAGAGTGCCTTGATTTGACAAGGCAGTCTCTACCTGAAGACATCAAAGATATGTTATTTGATGATAAAGTCCGAAAGCACGCCTTTAATGCCCAATTCGAAAGAGTTTGCCTCAGTCGTTACCTCGGCCTACCTTACTATCTAGATCCTTGCCAATGGCAATGCACCATGGTGCTGGCCCAAGAGTTGGGTCTGCCTTCAAGCTTGGAAAAGTGTGCGCTGTATTTAAAATTAGCGCAGGAAAAAGATACCTCGGGTAAAAACTTAATCAGATACTTTTCCCTGCCTTGCAAACCAAGTAAAACTAACGGTGGGAGAACTAGAAATTTACCAGAACACGCCCCCGAAAAGTGGCAAATGTTTATTGACTACTGCATCCAAGACGTTGTTGTTGAGATGGCAATCGCCGAAAAACTAGAGTCAGTTCCTGTGCACGACCGTGAATGGGATTACTACGCCTGTGACCAGAGAATCAACGACAGAGGCGTGGCGCTTGATAAAGAGTTAGTTGCTTCGGCCTTGTATTGTAAAGATGTTAAGATGGAAAGTTTGTCTGGGGAACTAAAAGCTCTAACAGGACTTGATAATCCTAATAGCAGGACGCAGTTGCTACCGTGGCTAAAAGAACATGGCTATTCGGCTAGTGGGCTGACTAAAGCAGATGTTGAGAAGGAGCTTAAGACGGCCGAAGGAGAACTTAAGAGAGTTTTAGAACTTAAACTACAAACCGCTATGTCAAGTCTAAAAAAATATGAAGCTATGGAAAGAGCTAGGTGCTCAGACGGACGAGTTCATGGGCTACTTCAGTTTTACGGGGCTAGCCGGACAGGAAGATGGGCGGGCAGAGTTGTCCAAGTACAGAACTTAGCTAGGAATTATATAAAGGATCTAGATGATGCTAGAGAGTATGTTAAAAAGCGTGACATTGATGCTGTGGAGATTTTATACGATAGCCTTAATGACACTTTAAAGCAGCTCGTGCGAACGGCCCTCGTGGCTAAAGATGGCTGTACCTTCTATGTCTCTGACTTCTCGGCGATTGAGGCTAGGGTGATTGCGTGGTTTGCTGGAGAGCAGTGGAGGCTTGACGTGTTTTCGACGCACGGGAAAATCTACGAGGCGTCTGCCAGTCAGATGTTCGGAATTCCAATTGAGGAGATTGACAAGGAACTACGCCAAAAGGGCAAAATTTCAGAGTTAGCACTTGGCTATCAAGGGGGTCCTGGAGCGCTTAAGCAGATGGGGGCTCTAAACATGGGAGTCAAAGAAGAAGAGCTTCAAGGGTTAGTTGATGACTGGCGCAGGGCCAATAAGAAAATCGTCCAATTTTGGAAAGACGTACAAAGAGCCGCCATCAAAGCCATCAAATCGAGAGCACCTGTAAGACTTGGGAAGCTACGATTTAGATACCGTAAAGGTTTCCTCTTTATAACATTGCCTAGCGGTAGGAACTTAGCTTATGCAAGAGCCAAGGTTGAGCCGGGCGACTATGGAGACAAAATCGTCTATGAGGGCCAAGGAGATAAGGCCTACTTCACAGCGCAAGAGACTTACGGAGGTAAGCTTGTCGAAAATATCGTTCAGGCGACAGCTAGGGATATTCTAGCCGAAGCGCTTCTGAGAATTGAAGCTGCCGGCCATGGTGTTGTTTTCCACGTTCATGACGAGGCTATTATCGAAGGCTCAGGCCTGACAATCGAAGAGGTTAATGATTTGATGGCTCAGGCCCCTGAATGGGCGGAGGGTCTTCCTTTAAATAGCGAAGGCTACATAACAAAGTATTATATGAAGGATTAGATAGATGAAGCAAGAAAAACTAATAGTAAAGTCTTCTCCCCTGCAAGAGCTTCATATCGCAACAGGTAGTTCGCGAACAGCTAAGACATGGAAAAATATCACGCTAACTTGGCAGGAGCTGGTTGAGAGGCTAGAGAAACCTACAGTCACACAAGAGACGTTTGCGGAGTACCAGAAGATGTCTCGAGCAGAAAAAGGGCAAGCAAAAGACGTAGGGGGCTTTGTCGGTGGATGGCTAAAGCAAGGTAAACGGAAAAATGAAAACGTTCAAAGTAGATCCTTGGTTGCGCTTGACGCAGACAGCCCAAGTAAAGATTTCCTAGATAGGCTAGACCTGCTTGCGGATTATGCCTACGTACTCTACAGTACCCACAGCCACTCAAAAAAAGCTGCTAAGTACCGTCTTATTATCCCTACAGACCGTTTAATGATGCCTGATGAATATGAACCAGTCGCTAGATATTTGGCTAATCAACTAGGCATGTCAAACTTTGATGACACGACTTATCAAAGCGTGCGCTTGATGTTCTGGCCGAGTCACTCAAGAGATGCAGAGTTTACGTTTAAATATAACGACGAGGCTTTTCTGAGTGTTGACGAGGTGCTGGATACATATCCGGATTGGCACGACTCAAGCTTCTGGCCCGAAAGCCCGACGCACGCTGTCAAAAGACAGCGCGAAGCTAAAAAACAAGGTGACCCGCTTAGTAAAAAAGGACTTATTGGAGCCTTTTGTCGTAACTATGACATTAGACAGGCCATTGCAACGTTCTTACCTGAGGTTTATGAAGAAGGAGCGACTCCTGATAGGTACACCTACACTGAGGGCTCAACCGCAAATGGCTTAGTTATCTATGATGATGTCTTCGCTTATAGTCATCACGGGACAGATCCCGTGGGGGATACGCTTGTAAATGCATACGACCTTGTTCGTATCCATAAATTTGGAGAGCAAGATAGCGAGGCTAAAGATAATACTCCTACTAATAAGCTACCGTCAAGTAAAGCGATGAATGCTTTTGTCTCTGACTTACCCGAAATTAAAGACTATCTAATGGCGGAGGCTTTAGGCGATTTCGATGAAGAGTTACCAGTCGAAGATGACAGAAGCTGGCTTGAAATTGATGAGAGGGGCGAACCGGAGGTCAATAGTTATTTGCTAGCAACGCAGATTATTAAGGAGGTTCCAATTTATTGGGACGGCTTAGAATTTTTACGCTACGACGCTAAAAAAGGCATCTGGTTGCC